CTATAACTCTTTCTTTTATTTTCCAGTTTTTATTTTCTTCACAAAACTTTACAAGACCCGGCCAAATGTCAGAAGGTTTATTATTCACTGTGGTTGTATCATGCAGCACAATGTATTTTTTTGTGATAGGTGCGTGAAGTTCTAATTCTTGAATAGTCCACCACCATTCGTGCAATGAGTCGATATGTAACATGTCGGTTGCTATTGCGCACCGCTTATCGATTGAACTCATTTCATATACATTTAAGGACACATGATTTGCTTTGCAATAATTTTCGAAAAGGTGTTTTTGCCAATTATATTTTTCTAAGCTATGATCCACCAAATGGACTTCTTTGACACCACCTAAAATAGCCGCGGCAGCCGATGCACCTTGATGAGTGCCCAATTCTTTAAACGAATCACACTCTTTTATATGATCTTGTATTAAGTCATGGTGTGCGCAATACTTTGGGCCATGATTTTTTGGATCTTCTTGTTGAGTTCTAATTTGTGTATAAAACTCCTGTAAAGTATTAGCGTTATTAATTGTTGCGGTTAGCATAGATTCCACCTTTGTTGAGGACTATTAGTTATTTCAAACAATCTATTTTCATCATAGTCATCTGCACCTCTTAATTGTATATGAACAAACTTAGTCTTTTCATTTCTTAAATCAATAACGGGCCGAGGGTCACCTTGACCCCAATAGTGTATTTGGCTATTCCATCCTTTATCTAATTCTTTCCATTTCATATTACATACCTCTAGCATGGCATGCGCATAGTTTTGATCTAGCCAATAGAATCTTCCCATGCCTTTAGATCGTATGTAGTCCATATATTCTTGAAATGGTACCCATGTTTCTCGTGCCTTTTCTAATCCTTTTTTAGAAAATACAACCATTCCTGCGTTATAAACTTTTGGTCTACCTTCTTTATCCCGCGGCAAGTCGACACCCCATCTCTTTTTGATTAGCTGCAACCACTTTTCATCATTTGCATTACATATGCAACCGCCTATAACTTGTTCTATTCTTAATTTTGGTTGTAGTGGTTCTTCACATATACCAACTTCGTAATCTTCCATACTATCGAAAATGTTTTCTTCTAAATTTTCAACAGCAAAAATATCGACGTCAACAATTGCAACATTATCATAGCCCCAAAAGGTTTTGTCAAGCAGAGGATTTAACCATTCATAATAAATCGGGCAATCGCAGACCTTTCCAGCTTGAACTACATCGTGGTCAAATCTATATTCGGCACCGATCGACTTAGCATAAGCCTCCATATTTTTTTTACTCGCTTCTACGCCTGGCCTCATTGGCCCATACCAGCATTGGTATATTAAGTTTTTCATATTATTAATCCTTTTTCTACTAAAGCACGATAGTTTTCTATTTTTTGTTTTTTCGGTCCTGTGGGTGTTACCTTTGGCCTAATGTGAACCATTTCAGCATTTTCAATTCCTTCGCGATAACTACAATGGCACCACCTAAAATTTCCTGGCAAAACTTGTGCGTCATTAGGGATTTGTGCCAATGTAGCGAGGCGGGCCATCATCCCTTCATCTTCGAAACCACCATTGAATTTTACCATTTCGTCCATGTCAATTAAATTTCGTAATTTAATTCTCCATTCTTTTTCTAATCTCCAAATGGCCCCTCCCCAGTAGCCATAACGCAAATCTATGAGATTTGGAAATAAGCCCCTGAGTCCCTGATGCAATTTCTTTTGAAATTCCGTATACATTCCAATTCCCTTGACTTCAGTAAAAATGTTTGTTGTCATTCCTTTTCGCATAAACATATCAATGTCTATCATAACCACTATATCATACTCATCCCATTTCGCATCAAGCATGTGCATTTTTTGACAAGGGTGACTAAGCTTAGGATGAAAAACGTTCCCTTGAATAAGTTGATATTCAGCATCACACATTTTTGCATATTTCTGCATACTTTTTTGTGACAGCTTTTCCAACTCACCAAGCTCACCGGTGTAATGTTGTAAAATAATATTTTTCACTATGTGTGTTTAAAGTTTATGTTCATCCCATTTAGCGCGTCTTGTAACAGCTTAATGTTTTCGCCACCTTCGGGAAGTTTGTCTTTCAAAAAGAAGTGTACGAAATGGGCGTCTTTTAAATATTTATCTTGCACAGCTTTGAATAAAGCGTTCCACTGAAAAGAAAGACGTTGTTCTTTCATTCCGCTTTTCTTTACCCAATAGTTTAAAAGCGTCTGATCCGTTGACCATTTCCAATTTCCAAGCCCATCAACAAAACCACGAAATTCATCGCGGCGAATAAACTCTTCAGGTGATCCATTAATGTATTTCGTAATGGACTTATTCATTACCATCATTCCCATGTTATAAAACTCAAAGCCAAGTTGATTTGGTTTAAAGTCTACGTTCTTGAGAGAAGCATATTGCCCATGAGAATATGCAATGATCTTTCTTGCATATTCGGGGGTGATTGGCATTTCCCTTTCGACAACACCAGCAAAATCTGTGTCATCATCAAGCTCCTCAAAAATATTTGGAGATTGTGGTTGAATAAAAATGTCAGAATCAATGATCGCTATTTGGTCATACTGATCAAAATAAGAAAATGCATTTTCTTTTTCGTATATCGGAAGATAACCAAACTTCCTTACGTTTTCTGAACGATTGCTTTTCTTCCAATCAAGCGGAGCAATTTTAAGAATGGGCTCGGTTTGAACTTTATGATGAATATCGTGTCTTAAACAATAATCGCTAACAGAGTTAATACACCACTTATAAAGGTTCGAAGGCTTTCCTACGCTTACTTGGTAAATCAATCGTTTCATAATTTATAGTTTCCTTTCTCAGGAATTACATGCCGAACACCACCACGTGGGTCTTCCATATCACCCTTACGGCGAGGAATAAAATGTATGTGCGGCCACACGACAGTTTGACCTGCTTCCTTTCCTATGTTTTGTCCGATGTTAAAAGAATCACAATAACCCATATCAACCCAATATTTACCGGTAAGGTATGCACACGTATAGCATGTCGCTAAACAATCGTGTGTATCTTCCTTTGGAACAAATAACAAATGGTCCTTAGTCACCGGAAAAGCGTCTTCAAAAACAATAAAGGTTTCGGTTTCCGTTCTTATTTTTTTCCATGGGATGTCTTCAAATTTCATATTTTTACTACGGCGAATCTTCTGCAAGCAATTCCTTAAGCGTTACTGCGTGTTCAGCTCGGGCGACGATGATTCTTTTCCAAAGTTCGGAATCTTTAATTTCATCGCACGTAACATAGTCCATAACAATTGTATCTTCAATATCGCCATTCCTATCTAGTTCATCACATACACCATATTGGCGGTCATTAAAATCGGTTACGAGATATGCAATATGGCTTTTATCCCACGCATCTACTTCAACATCTTTCATTATAAATTCGGTATTTTTACTTGTTTAAACTTAACACCATAAGTTTTTGCGATGTGAGGCGAATCAGACCCAGGGTATTCCTCAGCATAATAAATTTCTTTAACGTCGTGAGAACACATGGCCTGCATGCAATATGTGCATGGCATCGTGGTGACAGCGACAATCTTTGCTTCGCCACGAGTAAAAAGACTCATAAGATTGATTTCCGCATGAAGCATGTATTTTTGCCGTGCATCTCTATCATCCCAAAAACCTTCGGGTGGATTAAAGCCAGGAGCAAGGCCATTATAACCCGTGCCAATAACTCGATTATTATGATCAAGCGCACAAGCACCTACTTGGCGATAAGGGTCTTCAGATCTTAAAGAAGCGACATGGGCTAGTGCCATCGCATAAGAAACGATATCTAGACGTGAATGATTCCGAAAAGGAGATAGGATTTGGCGAGGAGCCGCACTATCATATATCTTAGCGTCATAATCTTCTACTTCATAATTATTACTCATAATCTCGAACGGCCTTCATAACTCCAAAGCGAGGAACACCTCGTGCTACAGTAAGTCCTTGGTATTGAATTGTTGCGGGTTTACCTATGTATTTATCTTTATTTTCAAGGAGTTCTTTGAAATAGTCAAAGTCGCCTGAAAGGCCAGCTTCAAATTCTTCGCCGGTTTTCATTCGGCAAATAACACGACCTGCGATACCAGAACGATTTCCTACACCCTCGGTGATATCAACAATTGGAAACTCCTCGTCTTGCATCATCTTAACCTTAAGAAGCTTATTTGTACGTTTACAAATATAAGGTGTAGTAGATGGTTCAAGACGAACCATGATTCCTTCGTAGCCATCATTAGCATATTGATCGTGCGTAACAGAAATTTGTTCGTGTGAATTAAGTTTACGTGTTGGCACAACTTTACACATTGGAAGTGGTGTATAATCAAACAGACTTAAAAGCCAACTAAGACGTCCATCATAGGGAGTGTCATCATTTAGAAACACGTCGAAAATATGAAATTCAAGTTTTTCTGCAGATTCTTTGAGGTCCTCTTCAGTTGGTTTACTCTTTTTGGCAAGGCTAATAATCTTTTCAAAGTTATCCTTGTATTTGTGATTATAGAGTTCACCATCAAACTTGGCGTTAGGATGCATTTCAAAAACTGGCTTTAAAGCCTCATAAATATGCGGAGCAGATTTAATTGGTTTATTGGCACGAGACCACATACCGTTAATATCCACAATGCAACGCATACCATCAAGCTTTGGTGAAGCAATAACGGGAAATGTCACCTTGTCTTTACGCCTATCGTAGCGATCTGCGAGAGTTGGCTTAAATGCGGACAAAGCGTGAGTCTGCGAAGCAACTTCAAGGGAATCCCTATAATCACCCTGCTCTTGTTTATCCTTAAACATTTTGTTGAATCGATCAAGTGCGACTTCCTCTGCGGATTTTTCATTTGAACGCCCAACGTTTGAAGCCTGCCACTTTTTTGGTTTTGAAGTAACAGACTTTCCTTCGAGCAATCCCGAGATTGTCCACGTAGAATCGCCTTCAACTACTAAAGTCCAAAAACGTTCTTTTCCTTTTGAATCAATTTTATAAAGTGTCTTTTTCACGGTGTTGTTCTCAGCCAAACTTCAACGCCTTTGAGGTGCTTCTTTGGTTTCATTGGTCATTGATTTATCTTGGACGTACGCAATCATCATCTGCGTATTCCCAGTCTTTTCGATATTTGTTTACAACTTCGACGATAGCATCCCATTCACTCCAATCAAGAGTAAGTTTAGCGCCATCATTCATTTCGTCGTCACCAATAATTTCCAAAAAGCTACCAGCGGCTTCATCATTAATGCCAACCTTGATGCAATTGTAAATAGGATTTGGCTTAAGTCCGTAGTCTTTATTTTCAGGTAAAATAGATACTTGAATGGGTAGATTTTTCATATTACCAAGCTGAATAAATTTTTTGCGGGCTATTTTCATTTTCGCGCATTTCCCTTTCTTGTTCTTGGAAAAACGCATACTCCATTTCTTCTTCGCGTTCCATATCTTCGATATAGCCGACCATTTCTTTATGCGTAAGGCCATGCTTTTTTGCGAAAAGAAGTTGAGAAGGAGTTAGCTTTCGAATAAATGTAGTGTTTTCCTTAATCATGGTACTATTCTATCAAATTCTCGCAAAAAGTAAATAAAAAAGTGCTTGCGCAAATACCTTTAGTTGGTAGGGCTGGTGGGATTCGAACCCACACTTTCGAAATTTTAAGTTTCGTGTCTCTACCGATTGGACTACAGCCCCATTCTTAAATTTGGTAGGCTCGGCGGGATTCGAACCCGCAATCCCTCGTTTATGAGACGAACGCTTTCACCATTAAGCTACAAGCCTTTTAGTCACCCTCGAATGAAATTTTTCACAGAACTTCGAGGACCTTTGGGAATAAAGTATTTTTTGTTTTGTTCCCAAGATTCGCCTGAAAGTATTTCAATTTCGCCTGCTGTTTTGTGACCATAAACCATACGTCCTTTAGGAAGAGGTTGATCGGGTAAAGAAAAGGCACAGGCTTTACAAATCTTAAGTCCAAACTCAAGCCTTTCTTTTTCGATTGGCTTTCCGCAACCGCAGATGCCATCACTCATAATTTTTGCTTTTTATAACCTTTTTTGTCATCAGTGATTTCCATGTATTCTCCCTTGACGTGCTTAGCACAAGCCTTTGCGTCGGCTTCAAGGAGATAAGACTGATGATATTTTCCGCGGCGGTCGTAGACGCGGAAGCGTGCCCAAATGTTGTTTTTCATATATTTAATATCCTACGTTGATGAGGTGTGCGGTTGGGTGTGTAGAAATAAAGTAAGTTAAATGTTCGATTGCCTTTTTACGAGTTGTGGCGCTCGTGGAAGCAATGATAGTACCATCTGCCTTAACAAGGCGCCATGTGTCAAAAGATTCTTTAGCCATAAAATTTAAATTCCGAATACGTTATTCCACTCTTCAGTGGTGATGCCTGTTTTAATAAATTCGCGATCGTCTGCTGAAAGATGCGGCATTGCGTCTTGAATTAGTTGACCATCTTCCCAAGCTTTAAGTTGGGCTTCAGTGACGTCGATTTCACAAGTGTGAACCTTACCAGTAAATGGAGAAGTACGAGTGATTTTCATTAGATTTCAAAGGAGTTATAACGAGTGTTCTTAAAGGTGATGGTCATGCCGCGCTTGAGGCGACGTTGACCAAGTGACCAATTTGCTTTGCGAGGTGCTTTAAAGTGGGCACTGGCGGAAAAATCAACAGACTTGATTTTTTTAACTGATTTAGTATTTCCCTTAATCATGTTACTATTCTAACTAGTTTTCGTAAAAAGTAAATAAAAAAGTGCTACGAGATGCATTTTGTGTGTAAGTGGTTGGTTTTAAATGGTGGAGGTGGCGGGAATTGAACCCGCATCCATTATCGAAATAATGTCGAAACCAAAGACACCCCCTTAAACTTTACATTGGCAAACCTTCTCGACGAACTCCTTAGCCCACCACAGCGACACAAGATTTTCTTCTCCGGTGAACTCGGCCGTGGAATCTGCGGTCAAGATTTCGTCACGGAGGAGTATGCTATTTTCGCGAACTGCTTTGATCGCGGCGATTTTAGGTGAGCGGCAAGGATCACCCATCGCTTCTACGTACGTATCGATGGCGATCTGAGCCAAAGATGGCAATCCTTTACGATCTTTGCGGGCTGAGTTTGACATTGTTTGAGCCAGAACAAACTTTCGAAAAGAAGGAGACTCTTTAAGAAGCGTATCGGCTAGTTCTTTGCTAATTTGCATAATGTTATTATATTGGTTTTGAGATTCATATACTTTCCTTACCTTGTTGAATATATTCTAACAAAATATCACAAAAAGTACATAAAAAAGTGCTTGCGTAAGTACCTTAAAACCAATTGGTTACACATTGAGGTGCATTTTGTATGTAAGTGGTTGATAGTCAGGTATTTATACGTTTTTACGGTATTTGAAGTAAATATAAACCATAAAAATGCTTGAAAAACCACTTAAAGCATAATTGCCCAAAAGCCAAAAATCATTGCCGAATCTCAAATAAACGTATCCTGCGGCAGATAGATAACCTACGATTGAAAGAACAAATAAGAGAATGCTAACGTCATTTACTCTTTTTGTTTTGATAGACTTAATAATTTGTGGCCAATAACACGTAACAAAACATAAGTTGTAAGTTATGCCTAGTGCTATTTCAAAGATACTGCTCATAGAGTTCTTTCCAATTGTCTACTCTTCTTACATAAGAATTGCCAATGGCTTCTAAATCAAAGGCGTGATTATATGGTCTATTCATCAAGAACGCGTTTAAACCAAGATTAGATCCGACAATCGCATTTTCTGGCTTATCTTCAATCCAAGGCAAGCCAGAATCCTGATACCTTTTTAATGCCTCGGTTTTATCTTCACCACAACCAATGCAATGAATTCTTTCAAATACTGTAGGTCCAAATACTTTTTTAAGATTTTCTTCTCTTAAGCGAACAGCATAGGGCTCTAAACCAAGTGATGTAATACAATGAAAAACATAACCACGTTCTTCGTGTAATAGCTTTACATATTTGATTGCATCTCCAATAGGAGGAAGAAACCCGATGGCTGCAGATTCATTAAAATGCTCTACTAATATTTTTGCCTTTTCGGCTTTAAGGTCATATTGTTCTGCAACGCAATATGAGGTTGCCTGTTTTTTATATCCTTTTTGTTTCATCCACCATTCAAAGGAATGGACCCATGACAAAAGGACACCGTCAACATCCGTTAATATGATCATAGTAATACTTAATTTCGTCTTTCAAACGTTGTTCCCATGCTTTACGTTTTTGAATAAAAATAGCAGGCTTTGGATTTTCATCGGCAACCATTATAGTTACCAAGTTGTCGATTCGAATTCCTGTGTGTTCTTCAAACATGATAGCATAAGCACATTCCTGCATGAAGTAGTTTTCGATTTCGTCTTCAGTTTTAATTCTACCCGATGTTTTAAAATCAACAATTGCGATTTCGTTATCATAGTCAGCGATACAATCGACACGCCCTGCCACCTTTAGCTTATCAGAATAAAGCGTCCATTCCTGCATATATACTTTACCAATGTAAGAATCAATCGCCTCTTTTAGAACATTCCAACTAAATTGGATATGAGGCATCTTATCATTCTGTGTTTTGAATATTGTTTCCTCGTTATTGATATAGCGTTCTGCAATGTTATGTACTGACGTTCCTCGACCAGTTGCCCGACGAGTAATTTTATTTGCGTTTTCTTCGCCAATATCCTTACGCCACTTTGCCCACTTTCCTCGATCACGATAACCCAATACGGTTGTGATTGATGGGTATTCATCACCAAAGGGTGTTATGTACTTTCGCCCAGACTTTTTTGTTTCAGCGGTAAGTTCATCATACCCTAAGTCTAAGGCAACATGTTTAAAAATCTTATTCATTTTAATAATGATTGATTGTGCATCCACTTCCCGATGCTTTTTTGATGCCCTTAAGAACATCATTCCATCCGCTGCCTGCGCGACGGATCGGAGACATTGCACCGTTGTAACTTATTCCAGGAGAAGAAACAAGTCGTACGATTTTACCTCCACATGTAACACAAAGGTCTTCACATGGTTTATCTCGATCATCCATAGGAACATTCATTTCCCATGTTTCATTACATTTTTCACATTTGTATTCGTAAGTCATTTTATTACAAACCATTCTGGTTTTTTGCGTTTTGACCAAGCCATTTTGAAACGGGCTTGTTTTGTTTGATAGAATGCACGATATGATTTGATAGGATCATCGAACATACATTCGGGATTGGACTTCATCGCTAAAGGGAATTTTGTCATTTTAGAATCGCCAATATTCGCTGGGCCCCAATAAAGTTCATCGCGTAGCAATTTATCTGTTTTGTGGACTTTACCATATCGATACGAGTATTCTTCGCACAAAGCATTGAATAACTGCCAATGCCATCGATAGTTTTGAATAGTTTCCATTGTCCATACAGTACATGGGTGATATTTATGAACTGCTTTATAAAGAATATTTTCGCGTTCATCAGGCAAAACATAATACTGTTGCATGGTTTTACCTGAGCTTGATGGTCTACGTTCCGCTTTGCCGTCACACATACGATGAGCAGTTGAAAGCATTTGCGCACTTTCAATAATCATTTTGACGACGTGCTTGTCGCAATGCTGTTGTGCAGCAACTACAGGATCATTATCTAAAACAAAAACATTCATATTTTCTACAAGTATTATACCACAATACTTACGAATTGTACATCACAGAATTTCAGGGAAACAGGCTTCAATCAAGCTTTTTGTAATTTTTGAGTATTTTTTATTGCTAACGGTTGTAAGTGTTCCATCTTTTGCGGCGCAAAGAAGAAGTGCATCTTCTTTATTAATGCTTTCCAAAATTTGAATGAACTTCTTTTCTTTTTCGAGACGGCTTACTTTATTATTTACTACACAAACACCGATCGCTTTGAAGGCATTCTGAACACTCGTTGGTTCACGACCAATTGGACATTCCTCAAATGGAGGTTTACCATAAGGCAAGTCAAGCTTAACATTGTCGTTATAGCATAGTTGTAAAACCGTTTTTACTTGTCTAAATGCGTGTTCTTTAAGATACGCAATGCGATCATCGCGGTTTTCAAGTTCACATGTTTTTTCTAGAACCTCAAATATATGTTTTCTATTGCTCATAATTTTATGCTGGGAAAAAGTCTTGTACAGATTCAATAAGCATATTGCAGCGCTTATTAATAAGATACTGTAGAATCTTTCCCTTATCTTTGTTTTGCTGGGAATTATATTTATCAACGATTGCATCACTAATATCTTGAGGAATACAATCAAGATCGATCATTATTTTATTTCGACAAAAGTTACGAAAAGTATCATTGCCCATGATAGAGCGAAGTTCATCGGGCGATTGTGACACTTCATTCCATTCTTGAATTTTCTTTGCTCGCATTGGCTTTTGCCTAATACCTTCGACAAATGTTTCATCGGGGCTAAAGATGTTTGGTACACCATCGCTTGCATCGCCACGACAAATATGATCAAACTTGTAAAAACGTGGACAATCGACTTTTAAGAAATCGCGCTTCATTGGAGAAAACTGCTTAACATTTGAATACGAATGAAGCTGAATGAAATCCTTATCCGAAGAAACAATCATCACCGGCTCGTTTTTACCGAACTCTTGAGTTTCCTGTGCAAGGACCGCAATAACATCATCGGCTTCAGCACGATCTACATGCACAACGGGATAAGACATTTCTTCCGAAATTTCATCCCGCACCCGATTAATAAGAGTAAAAAAGTGTCCCCAGTCAAGAGGAGATTCTTCCCTATTTGTTTTGCGCTTCGCTTTATATTGAGGATACTTTTCTTTGCGCCAAGAAGAATTATCACAAGCAATCACCATTTGGCCATATTCATTTCTGAATTTTAGATTATAGCGGCGAAGGCTATTTAAAATCATATGACGAA